GTTAACGCGTATAATGAAGCTCTTTCTATTGTAGCAGGTTCTACCTTTTACAGTGCAGAAATGTTTTTAAACGATCAAGCTGACATAGCTATAGAAAATATGAACGATGCAGTAGAAGTTTTTGTAGATACTGCAACAGAAATTTCCACTATAATGGAACTTTCAGAAATGGCTGAAGAAGCTCAGTCTGAAGGTTCTCCTGAGCAAAAACAACTAGTAACAGAGTTTGCGGAACTTAACGAAACCTCCCTAACTCTAAGCCAAGAAACAGTTACAGAGTATAACGAGTCTTTAGACGATATTGAATCTTACGCACAACAAGCTGCAGCCTATACCGGACTAGCAAACAATTCGGATGCTGTAGACTTTTTTGAGCAAGGGGCAGAAAACGCAGATGCTAGTTTTGTTACAGATGCTACGGTGTCTTTTGACACTACTAACAACATGGTCGCTGTAATGTGGTCTACAAGCAATAGTGGTAGTGGTGTATATGTAGACGGTACAGGAGGCCTTGGAATAGATTTATTTATCACTGAGACGGATGTACTACAAGAAGGAGCAGACAGCTTTTTCTATCAAACAAGCCCTACTTATTTAGGGTATGACTGTTTCTTTAATAATACTAACTGCGAGGAGTAATTATGGCACTAGAAGAAACTGAAATAAATGTTGGAGGAGTTAAATTTAAAGGAGTTTATATTGCTGTAGTTCTTGGTTTTGTGTCTACTATTGCAGGTACTATATGGACAGCAAGTGAACTATACAGTAGACTAGAAGCAGTTGAAGCTTACGAAATTCCAGACACAACACCTCTACATGAGGATATAGAATTAATTAAACAAGAACTTGAAGATAACGATGTAAAGAGTCTTCAAGGAAAACTAGCAGAGCTAGGAACTAATTTAAAAACTATTATCGAACAGCAAAAAGAACTTTTACTCATAAAAGAAAGAGTAGTACAAGCAGAAAAGGATGTAGAAGCTATGAGGGCCACAGTACAAGAAGCCAGACTCATAGCAGATAAAGTAGAGGGCTTTGAAACTTATCTAAAACAGTTTGATTCAAAGTTTGAAAGAGTAAATAAAGAAATCGATGATATATGGCTAGGAATGGATGAATTATCTAACCCTCTGGGAGGTTGATAAAAATAATCCTTGACTTTTCTTAGGACATTTTGATATAATACTTATAAATTTTTTGTACTTTAATAAGTGCTAGCAGGAATAATAGTCATGACCCCAAAATTAGACAAAATCCAGATAGGAACTTTACTAGCCCTTACAGTACAGTTTGCAGGCATAGTATGGTGGGCCTCCGGAGTTCAAGCCTCAGTAGAGAGGTTAGAAAGTCTTCATAGAGCTGTTGATCATGATCGAGTTGAGTTTTACCAAAGAATGTCTGTCGTTGAAACAAAAGTTGAAACCAACAAACAAATTTTAGAAAGGCTCGAAAGAAAAATTGACCAGATGTAAAAGGAGTAAATATGGAATACGAAACTAAAGATGCAAAAGCAGAAAGCACTTCAGAAGCAAAAAAAGTAGCTCCTGCTGCAGAAAAATTTGTACAACCGGGACCCGGAGCAGAATTTTTTACTATCATGGATGTTGATGGTAATAAATATGAGCAGTTTGCAACAATGGCGGAAGCCGAGGCAGCTTTGGCTGCAGGGAGTTAAAGATGGGACTTTGTACTTGTGATTCTTGCGAGTGCGAAACCGTACTAGAGTGTGAAACTATAGATTGCGGTTGCTGTGAGCACGGAGAGTAAATGGATTTAGCTGCTTACTTATCTGAGATGGCACGGTTAGCCTACCTTGACCCCCAACAATTTGATGAAGAATTTGTTGAGCTGCCTGGGTATGTTAACCGTGAGTTTATCTGTGCCGATAATGCAGAAGGCTATATAATTGAATTCGAAGATACTGTAATATTATCTTTTAGAGGCACTCAACCTTCTCAACTAAAAGATATTACTGCGGATCTAAAATTTTGGAGAATAGATCCTAGCAGTAATGGAGAAAAGATACATTCAGGCTTCTGGAAAGAAGCTTTTTCTTTATTTCCTCTTGTAGTAGCAAAAACACAAGAACTAAGACACAAACCCTTTCTCATCACAGGACATAGCCTTGGTGGGGCAATAGCTGTAGTAATGACAGGATTTTTATTGGATATAGGATATAATATTCAACATCTCTACACCTATGGGCAACCTAGAGTTGGCAATAAAAAGTTTTGTAGTAAAATTGATAGAGAATGTAACTGGCAACGATTTGTTAATAACAATGATATAGTACCTAGAGTGCCTTTAAAAGCAGGATGGCTGTTTAGTGACGGGGGTAATTTAAATTATATCAATTGTTACGGTCAGGTACGAAACCTTACTTGGTGGCAAAGCATAAAAGACTCTTTCAGGGGCAGATGGTTTGCTTGGAAAAAGAAACAATGGTTTGACTCCTTTTATGACCATGCAATATGGTTATATAGAGACTTACTAGAAGACGCGAGTAAAAAATGAATAAAACATGGCATGGAGCAGTAGCTACGACTTGTCATCACATAATACTAAGATTAATTGACGAGACAGACGGCAAAATGAACCCCGAAACCTTCTCTCCTGATCAGCTTCAGGATTTTAATATTGCAGCAGCTTACTTAGAAATGTATGCGGCTGCAATAAGTAATGGCCTAATAAAAGAAGCTCCAGAAGACCCTTTTGGATATTTTATGGAACAACCAAAGATAGTTCACTAATGTTAGAAATAAGTAGAGCAGACGTATTAGGGGAAGAACTATTAGAGTATTCCCCCGAAAGTAGATTTATAAAACTCCCTGTAACTCCTTACTTAGATTTGTTAGGAGTTGATCCAATAGCTTCTCAAAAGGGAGTAATAAATGCGATTAATAACCCTAAGTACAGATTTGTATGTGCCGCACTATCAAGACGGCAGGGTAAAACTTATATAGCAAATATTATTGGACAATTAACTGTTCTTGTTCCTGGTAGCCATGTACTACTTATGTCTCCAAACTATTCTCTTTCTCAAATTTCTTTTGATTTACAAAGAAACTTAATTAAACATTTTGACTTGGAAGTAGTGAGAGATAACGCAAAAGACAGAGTTATAGAATTGTCTAATAACTCTGCGATAAGAATGGGGTCTATAAATCAAGTAGACTCAGTTGTTGGTAGAAGTTACGACTTAATTATATTTGATGAAGCAGCTTTAACAGACGGTCGTGAAGCTTTTAATGTAGCGTTACGTCCCACACTGGATAAAGACAATAGTAAAGCACTCTTTATCTCTACACCTCGAGGAAGAAATAATTGGTTTGCAGACTTTTTCCATCGTGGTTTTAACGATGAATTTCCAGAATGGGTTTCTATAAAAGCAACATACCACGAGAACCCTCGACTAAGCGAAGACGATATTATAGAAGCAAAGAAATCTATGTCTACTGCTGAGTTTGCTCAAGAATATTTAGCAGATTTTAACACTTATGAAGGACAGATTTGGAATTTTGATTATGAGAATTGCGTTACTAATGTAGATCAATTTAATCCTGAAGGTATGGATGTATTTGCAGGACTTGACGTAGGGTATAAAGATCCTACAGCTTTTTGTGTTATAGCGTATGATTGGGACTCAGAAAAATATTATTTAGTTGATGAATATATAGATGCAGAAAAGACAACGGAGCAACATGCAACAGAAATACAAAAACTTATTGATAAATGGGATATCGACTATATCTACATCGATTCAGCAGCTCAGCAGACTAGATTCGACTTCGCCCAGAACTACGACATTACAACAATTAACGCCAAAAAATCGGTTCTGGATGGAATTGCACACGTCGCAAATATTGTAGATAATAAAAATCTTTTTGTTAGTCAAAAATGCGAGCACTCTTTAGAGTGCCTAGATCAATATCAGTGGGACCCTAATCCTAATTTGTTAAGAGAGAAACCTAAACACGATAGATTTTCTCATATGTCAGATGCGCTACGTTACGCTTTGTACAGCTTTGAGATTTCTGCAGGTACTTTTTAATGGTACTAGATAAAAAATAACTCTTGACTTTTATACCTTATCTTTGGTATAATTTTTGAATGTGAAAAATAGTAAATGAACCTAAAGAGAGACCTAGTAAAATACGTTAGAGATAAAGCAAAGTCAAGATACCAGAAGGGTACGAATTGTTTTATCTGCGCGACAGAGGAGAACCTAGATTTTCATCACTATTACGGATTAACAGAACTGCTGGAGATATGGTTACGGAAAAATAAAATAGTTATATCTACAGCAGAGGAAATAATGGAGGTACGAGATACCTTTATAGAAGAACATAATTCGGAACTGTACGATGAGGCAGTAACCCTTTGTCATACTCATCATCTAAAACTTCATTCAATTTATGGTAAACGTCCTAAGTTGATAACCGGCCCCAAACAAAAACGTTGGGTAGAAAAGCAAAGAGATAAGTATGGCATGGTACAGTAATATATTTAGAGGCCGAACAGACGAAGAAAAGCTTAATCCTGCTCAAGTATTTATCTCTCAAGAAGAGGGAATGGTTTTAGGTTCGACCGAGAATGTTAGAAATTATACTGCCGCATATGAACAGTTTGATGATGTAGCAGAAATAAGAGTAGATGTAGGAGATAAGTTAGCATTACAATCTATTCAAAAGAATGTACGGAGATCACGAGTTGATCTTCTACTTAATTTAGAGCCGAATCCTTTTCAAGACATTAACACTTTCAAAAGAAACTTAGTTATTGATCTTTTAATGGATGGTAATATTTTTGTTTACTTTGATGGAATGCATTTATATCAATTACCTGCTAAAAATGTAGAAATTGAAACAAGTGAAAGATCTTACATCAACGCTTTTATTTATGATGGTAAGTTATCGTATAGTCCAGAAGAGATAATACACATTAAAGAAAACTCTTTTGACTCTATGTATAGAGGAGTACCTAGGCTTAAGCCCGCTTGGGAAAGAATGCAGCTTCTAGGTTCTATGAAGAATTTTCAAAAGAACTTTTTTAAGAATGGAGCAGTTCCGGGACTTGTACTAAAAAGCCCGAATACTTTGAGTGAAAAGATCAAAGAAAGAATGTTAGCAGCGTGGAGATCTAGATATAATCCTAACGCTGGAGGACACAGACCTCTTATTTTAGACGGAGGTTTAGAAGTTGAGAACTTAAATGCTGTTAATTTCAGAGAACTAGATTTTCAACAGTCCATAGAAGAGAATGAAAAAACTATTTTAGAAGCTATTGGAGTTCCTCCTATTCTTTTAAATAGTGGTAATAATGCAAATATTCGACCTAACCATAGGCTGTATTACTTGGAGACAGTACTTCCTATAGTAAGAAAGATGAATTTTGCATTTGAAAGATACTTTGGGTATGACTTGCAAGAAGATATTAGTAACATTCCTGCACTTCGACCTGAGTTACAAGACGAAGCCGCCTACTACTCTAGTTTAGTAAATGGCGGTGTAATGACTCCAAACGAAGCTAGACAAGCTTTAAGACTAGACCCTGTAGAAGGACATGATGATCTTAGGATTCCTGCAAATATTGCAGGATCTGCTTCAAACCCTTCTGAAGGCGGTAGACCTGAGGAAACGAATGACGGATAAAGCTGTATCGGATATTGACTTCAAACCTACTGAGTCCATGGCAAAAGAAGCTCAAAGAGGCTTAGACTGGAGAAAAGAGTTTGGTAGAGGTGGAACTAATATAGGCTCTACTAGAGCTAGTCAGTTAGTAGCAAGAGAGAATCTATCTCCTAAGACAGTTAAGAGAATGCATTCTTATTTTAGTCGACACGAGGTCGATAAACAAGGACAAGGGTTCTCTCCAGGCGAAGAAGGCTATCCAAGTGCAGGGCGTATAGCTTGGGCACTTTGGGGCGGAGATCCCGGACAATCTTGGGCAAGAAAGAAAGCTGCTCAGATTGATAGAGAGGAAGAAAAAGCCATTTCTGCGGAAATGCGATCAGCTTTAGAAAAGAAGGCTAAAGACCATAATGAGAAAGTAGGAGATGTTAAGTCAAAAAGAACATCTACACGAACTCTTATTACAGTATTCAACAGAGGGGTTGGAGCTTATAATACAAATCCTCAGTCGGTACGACCTAACGTTACTAGTCCAGAACAGTGGGCGTTAGCAAGAGTCAATAGTTTTCTTTATGCACTTAGAAATGGAAGGTTTAGAAGTGGAAAGCATGATCAAGACTTACTTCCAGAAGGACATCCAATGTCCTCAAAGAGTTTGGAGAAATCTATGAATAAAGTTTTTAATTTAACATCTACTTTGAAGTTAGCCGGAGAGGAAGATAATAATCTTAAAATCGAAGGTTACGCAAGTACGAATGATAGAGATAGGGTTGGGGATATTATTGAGCCTACCGCATGGAAAAAAGGCGGGCTAGATAATTATCAAAACAATCCTATACTACTATTTAACCACGATTATAATACTCCTATTGGTAAGGCTACTAGCCTAGAAATAACCAAGAAGGGTCTTAGAATCGAGGGTATAATTTCTAAGTCAGCGGGTAAAATCGCGGATTTAGTTAAAGAAGGCATCCTGGGCGCTTTTAGCGTTGGTTTCCGGGTCAAGGATGCTGACTATAATAAGGAAACCGATGGTTTAAGGATCAAGGATGCGGAACTGTTTGAAGTGTCAGTTGTTTCTGTCCCTGCAAATCAGTCCGCGATCTTCTCTGTAGCCAAAGCTTTTGACTCAGAAGAAGAATATGCGGACTGGAAAAAACAGTTTGTTAACGATCCTCATGTTGAAATCGATCAGTCCGATAAGGACTCATCAAAGGAAACAGCAAATGCTGTCTTCGGAGATAATATTATGTCTGATAAAGACTTTGATCTCGAAGAGTTCGCAAAAGAAGTAGCTCGTAAGACTGCTGCTGAAATTCAGATGAAACAAGCTGAAGAGAAAGCAGCCGCTGAAGTAGCGGATAGAGAAGCCGCCATTGAAGCAGAACAAATTAAAGCTGCATCTGAAGCACAACTCGAAGAGAAGAAAGCTGAGGTCCAAGCTGTAGTTCAGGGCGTAACGTCGGGTGCGGAGCGTCTCGTCTCAGATTTGGAAGAAAGGGTTCTTAAAGGTCAAGAAGACCTTGGAACTGTTGTAGACGAGTTGCGAAAAGAAATTAATGAGAAATCTGAAGAGATTTCTGCTATTCGCGAGTCTAAGAGAATTTTCGGTGAGCGTCGCGACAGTGGCGACTGGAAAGTTAAAATGGCGTCTGACGTAGAAGATGCGTATCTGCTTGGTCGCGTTACTGGCAAAGGTTATGAAACTGACTTTGCCAAAAATGTAATGGAAAAGGTAAATACTATGTCTGGTGTTGCAGTTCAAGGAGCTGATTTTGAACAAGTTGTCTCTACTAACGTAGAACGAGACATTCAGTTAGAGCTTAAATTAGCTCCCTTATTCCGTGAAATTCAAATGAGTTCAGCAAGCCAGATTTTACCTGTAATGCCTGACTCTGGATATGCCGAATTCGTTTCAGCTCAGATGACGGATGGAGTCTCACCTCATGGTAACTTAGCTGAGAGAGGAGATACTTACAAGACTACAGGTCAAGGTGATAGAGGCGGTATCGATATGACTGCAACTACTCTTACCACCAAGAAGCTTATTTCTCGTACCTATCTTGGTAACGAGACTGAAGAGGATGCAATTATTCCTATTCTTCCTCTTA